AACACCTGGAATTAATTTTGGCACAAAAAGCCCTAAAACGTATGTTCCTGTGGTGGGAATACTAAAAGATGAAGTTAGACAAACATTCAATACAGTATTAAAAGTTACGCTGCTTGGGTCACCATCTTCAATAATAAAATTTGCATCCCATTGCGCTGGCCAACTTATATTACCAATCCCAATATTATTAGCGTTATAACCTGCATCTGTTGGTTGGCATATCAAAGTATTTTTTTGCCAAATTCCGTCTTGTGGAGTTGTGCCAAAATAAATTGTTCCAGCATTTTTAAACACATTATTTGACGCAATAATTTTACCTGTGCCATTGACGTATATACAAGCGCAATTGTTAACACTAATTGACCATTTGCCATTAGCTAATCGTTGAGCCTGAACGTTATAAGGGTCTATATTAAAATTGTTTCCTGACAACCTAACAATGCCAGGACCATCTATTTTTACGCCGTAATTTGATGCAGCATGGCTTATATCAATAATATTATTGTTTGATATGTTTACGTTTTCACGGTAATTAATAGTTGCTGCGTTACTACCTACCAAATAAATGGCAGTTACAATTCCACCGGAAATAACATTATTTGCAATGTTCAAACCATTAGTATAGTTTGTAGCAATAATTTGGTTATCATCAAAAGATGAGTACAAAATTTGTGGATCAACCGGCCCTTGTCTGCCTAGCCTTACGCCATAACCATAATCTGAGTATTTTGTAACTGGGTCTAAAGTTCTAGCGCAAGTGTTGCCAACAATATTTAAAAACCAATTTCCTGCATTTTCAGTAGATGCACTTAACGGATTGTTGTACAAATAAGGATAAGGTTGTACAACGCCACCGCTTCCATTGCCGTATGTAACATAACCAACTCCGCTGCTATTAAGAGGCAATCCCGCAATTTGAATGTACCCACCACCGTTTCCTGATACAGTACTAAACGTAGAACCGTTAAATACATCAGTTATTACGTTTCCGGTAATTGTTATGGCAGCGACAGATGTTACGCCTTCGGTATCAGTAATTGTTGAATTGCCAACATAAATTCCTCTGCTTTGAACACGAGTTAAAACGTTGCCTGTGATTGAAACGTGCTTGCCACCAAGAACACCAATACCTTGGCCATTAGTAATCTTGTTATTTGCAATAACTATATCAGCTTTAGCTGGAAAACCATCAGAGTTTAGTGTGTGTACGGAAATAGAATCATCGTTAATATTGTTAAATTGGTTGTTAGTCACTATGACGTTTTGTGAACCAATAATTCTGCAACCATCACCAACACCGTCATTAAAAACACAAGAATTAACCGTAATAGAATTAAAATTTTGTAAAATTAAAGTTGAAAATCTGCTATTTGTAAATCTGCAATTTGTTACTATGGCATTGCTAGTAGTGGCAGTTGTTACTAATTGGATTAATTGAGAATTAGTTGCATAATTTGCATCAAGCCCCCAATTGCTGCTAATGCACAAATTATCAAAAGTAATATTGCCCGCAGCGGTAGACGTAAAGAAATCACGCCTTGATGCGCTTACGCTATCGTTGTAAAACAAAACTGAGTTGTACATACCATCGCCGTACATCGTAAGGTTACCTGTAAAAGATAACGATGTACTGTTGTTTGGTACATAGTATGTACCTGTCGGGATATACAAAGCCACATTATTTAAAGTGGCGTAAGTAATGGCAGCTTGCAGCGCATTGCGGTCATTTGTTGTGCCATCACCTACCGCACCAAAATCTTTGACGCTAACTGACTCTTGCAGTTTTTGATGTACTGTTTTGCCAACAGCGCCAGTTAAATTACCTGACGCATTAGATTGTCTAAACCCAACAAGCGCATCGCCTAGTGCAGGGTCTGTGGTATTGGCAAAACTTGAAAAGTCGTTGACGCTACAAATATTGTCGTAAGTTCTAATCGTTACGTCAGTAGATGTCTTAACAACAAACTTATAACTTACGCCAGAGGTTAGCCATACTTCTTGAGCGGGGCGACCCGCAGCGTCCAAAATAATAGGGTTTGCGTTAGCAGTTAAGCCTGAAAGGCTTGTATAGGTAACGGCGGGTGTAGTAGTGCCCGCAAGGTATGTGTATAACTTGCCACCCGACAAAGGACTGCCATTGTCGTCAAAGAATTGCCAACCAGCACCAGCAAAATATGAAAGATTAACTGTCATGATAAAAATCTCAATTTATACAGCGTTGACAAATACAACCCGATAATTTCGTCAATTATATTTTGCAAAGGTGTATAAGATTTCTCGCAAATATCGTAGCGTTCATCTTCGATTTGTTTAAGTTGATCTTCTAAAAATTCAGTAATGTTTGACGTTTTTTTAGCCGATTGCAACGTAACCGATCCAATCAAGCCATTTTTACCTTGATAGGCTTCGGCAAAATTATCCGCAAGATCAATAACATTTTCGTAAAATTTTTGCAGTGCTTTGTGTTTAGCATACGACCGAGTGTTCAAGTGAACACTATGAGCCACGTCGCGGGCTAAAAATAATTGACCGACGAAATCTGCGGCTTTCATTGTGGTTGCTCCATCATTGGGGGCGGTTGCATCTGTTCGGGAGGTGGCTGTTGCATACCTTGATCTTCTTGGGTTTCGGCTTGCCCACGCATGGGCATTTCGCTAATCAGATCGCCCGAGGTAATCATGCCATGCACCGTACCCAAAACAATGTCTTGAATTTGTTCGGGCGACATAGATGCTTGGATTGCAGAAATACGCTTGGTTTCAGCATCAAAGGCTTTGATCAAGTTAGCGTTTTCTTTAATCTCAATGTCTTTCATTTCCATTGATTTGGACACGTTTTGCAGCATTTGATGCATCTGCTCCATTTCTTGGCCCATGGCTTGCATCTGCTGTTGAGCGGCTTGGAGCGCGGGGTCAACATCATCGGTGGATAAGAGTTTAGGATCGATCGTCTTGGCAAAACGCTTGGCCATCTCTTGAGCGCCTGGCCAATCCATGTTCTTGATAAACAGATCGCCCGCAACTGCCCACAACTGTGGATTGCCTTGCAACAATTGCCCCATTGACTCCAACGCCTCTTGGCGTTTGGTCATGTAGCTCGGGCCGGTCGTAACCATCACGTCATAGGTGCCCACGCCTAAGTTATAAATCTTCTCAATTGCGATACCGTTTTGGTCAACGATTTTATTGACCGGCATTGGTTGATTGGGGTTGATCTTGGCTTGATCGGTTTCACCGTCTTCGCCCACGATGCGCGCGACCCGCTCGGTGTCGTAAATCTTAGGTGCCAAGTCGATAATCTGACGGGTAATGTAGCGCACCGCACGGGCTAAGTTATCAACATAATGATAAGTGCCAGTATCAGTCTGACGCTCGCGCGCCATGATAGCCTTGCCAGAACGCTCATTAGAGGTCGCACCAAGGCTAGAGTCATATTGTCCTGTCGTGCCCTTAATATCGTCACTAGCACCCGCTTTGGCTTGCAGTAAGCCACTTGACGCCATAGGCGGTTGAGCTCGGGTCGGCAACGGCAAGGGTGACCCCGCACCGTCGCTTACATCGGGATTAATCTCTAGGTATGGCCAGTTGGTGGTGTTGGCGGTCTTCCATTGCTGCTCGTAGCCTTCAAACTGACCACCGTAGCCAATAAATGGCGCTTTGGGTGCCAAAGCGATCATTTCTGCCTCTTGGCTTACCCAATAGTTGTACATACGTTGGGCATCTTTGGCGTTACGCACAATGCCCGACACATACAAGCGCCCATCGACTTCAAATTCGTTGCCCACCACACGCACAACAGGAATCCATTTACCTGCCCAATCACGTTCTTCAAGTATCTCAAAGCCGTTAATTTTGCACCATTTAACCCGCCGCACATCTACAATCCGTGTCTTGATGGGCTTCATGCCCCGCATGACCATGTCTTTGTCTTCAGGTGAGCCTTTGATGGCGCTTACGTTGCCGTAGTACAGGTTTAGAGTCTGTTTCTCATGCTCAACGTAAAAGTATTCGGCAATCCTGACCGTATCTTCGTTGATCCATTGGGCAAGCGAGGCATCGCCCACGCCTTGCTGTTGCAAAGAGGAGACCGGTTGAGCGTCGGGAAACATCCGCTCGTACTCATCTTTCATCAAATCTTCAGTGATAAAGCACCACTGAGCGTCCGAACCACAAGGGTCTTGGATCGTCGGATCCATGTAGACAGAGAATGAATTACGAATACGCCCAATCTTAATGTCTTGGTCAAACGACTGATCGTTGGTGTATTCGGTCAAAAGCCTGATATAGCCCTCGCCGTAAGACACTTGGTTCTCACAAGCGGTGTCGTAAGCGACATCCGCATCGGACATATACTCAATGTGGCGCACAAGCCCGTTGAAAATCTCAGCCACTTCCACATCCGCTTTATCATCGACGGGGATTACTTTTCCACTTGGTCGGTTTTGGCGTTGATCGTTAGTAACTTGGCGGACGTGCTGGGGAAGTTTGTTGATGGTAAGGCAGGGGCGCGCATTGATGGTCTGACCCTGAACTGAGCCCCGAGTAGCCAACACGTCGGCTGGCCATTGCCACTGATTGTCGGGGCTTGCGGCAAAGAAGCGTAGATCATCAAGTTCATCCTCGCGGCTTTCAGAATATGCCGCAATCGCTAACGTCATGCGATGACGTGCGGTTTCGAGGGTGTCTTTTTCGCTCATACAAGCCCAATTATGTCTTTATCTTTCATAATTAAAAGACCCTCATGCAATTTATCAATTGTGCCGCTGTACATGACATGATCGCCAACCTTAACCATCAACGGTCGCTTGGAGTCGGGCTTGCCTGGCCCCGTTGCCACAACCACGCCTGTGCGGGTGTCCTCTTCAGGCATAATAATTAGCCCGCTTTGCACAAACGGGTCGGGACGTACCGCAATGTTGTCGTGTAAGGGTCTGATCATTTCTTCCTCGCCGCCGCACGTTTAACCGAATACGCAATCGCCACCGCTTGCTTGATCGGCTTGGTTTGCGCTTCAGCCTTTACGTTTGCGCGGAAGGCTTCCTTACTGGCTGACTTTTTCAGCGGCATGATTACTGACCGTGAAAAATTGCGTAATTCAATACCACGGCTTCTGACAACGAACCCGCTGACAAGTTACGCAAGGTCAAGACTGCTGAACCCGCAGCCAAACTTGATACATAGGCGGTGTAGGCTGCCGCAGTAGCACCACTAGACACGTTGACAACCATTGTGTCGTTAACACCTAACAGATTGTTAGTCAGCGTAAAGGACACTGCTACACCGTTAGCAAGTGCTGCGCCGTTCATTGTGATGCGACCCATTGACTTGTTTAGCGTGACGCCAGTTGATTTGTCAGTCGCTTGAGTTACTGTGCCTTGGGCAGCAGTTGAGTAACCAATCTCTTGGGTTGCGTAACAAGTTGTAAATTCAGGATCGGCAAAAGCGACACCGATTGGTTGTGTATTTGACATTTTAAGCTCCTAACCAAGAAGTAGATAAGCCTTGCGGCGAATAATTGCGACGTTTAGTTTCTGAATACTCACGGTGCGCGACAGGATACGCAAACGTCACGCAAATAGCATCTGCGGCGTCCGGAGAAGCCAACCCCCTCGCCTTCATGTCTTTCTTAGACTCCAAAAAGATAGTTCCTTTTGAATCCGGCTTCATTATTGGTGATATTAAATCAGTTTTAAGCACTCTGTCACTAGGAATCGACGCGGTTTTGAGCCATTGTCGCATATCACCCCACATTTGTGCCCTTAAATTACCATACATTAACGTGTTTTTGGACTTATTTCCAAAATTAACCCCCCGAATCTTGTAGCGTTGCTCTTTTAATCGATCTACCACGCCCCCGCCCACGCCACCTTCGTCGATCACTACCAAAGCAGGTTTATACTCCTCAATTGCTTCAATAACGTGCCCAACCACCGTCATCGTATCGTCGCCCTTGAACCGTTTGATGCCAATAATGTCACGCCCTTGGCGTACGGCAATCACGGTCGAGTCAGACCCGAACCGCGCAGGGTCAACGCCTACAATAATAGGGGCGGATAGGTCTTTGTACTTGGCGCGCTTCATGGCCTCATCCACAATTGATGAGGATATGAACTGATCATCACCCGCCGACGGAAAGTCACCGTAGACTTCAACCGCTGCCTGGCTAGAATCGGCGCCATATTCGTCAATAATTTGCTGATACACCGCCTTGTCCGTACCCTCGACCGTGCGCGCATCCACAATCTTGGTATTCCAAAAGTCACGCTTGGAGTTGTGGCATTCGTAGAAGTAACCGGTGTTGCGCCGAGGGTTAGAGAACGCCAGCCAAAAGCGGTTAGGCGTGTTCTCTGTGAAGAAACCCGCAGTCACCGCCCAAATGGCATCGTCAATACCGGACGCCTCATCAAAGATCACCATCACGCCGTCGTAGTTGTGAACCCCCGCGTACGCATCAGGGTTCTCGCTTGACCACAGCCTGCCCTCCACCGACCAATAGCGTGTGCCTTTCTTTAGATCACGCTCGACCAACTCTGTGATCCACTTAGCGGGCATGAGGCGTGTGGCTGAGACTTCAAACCAATGTGAGTTGAGAGACATTGCCAGCCACTTGGTAATCTCTGCCCAGGTGACCGATCGGAGTTGGCTTTCGCTGTTGGCAGAGATAATGGTTGTGGAGCCGATTCGGGTGGAGAGCATCCATAGCGTTAGCCAACTGACTAACGCTGACTTGCCAATACCGCGACCGGAAGAGGTAGCCATCCTGAAGGTGTCGAAATCAATCTTGCCGCCGTTCTGCTTAATGTGGGCGGTCAGGTCGGACAGGACTTCGCGCTGCCATTTGCGTGGGCCTGTGAAGTCAGCCAAGGGCGTACCTTTTTGACCCCAAGGGAATGTTAGTAAGACAAAAGACAACGGATCATTGGCAATGCGGGGCGACCAAAGCTTGCTCATAAGAGCCATTTCGTCTGAGGCGCTGTAGATGGTGGTTTGCATTACTTAACGCCCATAAACTGCCTTAACTTAGTTACATATTCTTGTTGATCGGGCGTAACGTCGCCCGCCGAAGGGTCGCCTGACAATATACGCGCGGCAATAGTTTGCTTTACATCGTTTGGGTCTTTAGAGTAAGACTCAAATTGTTTAGCTTGCGTGGGGGTTAAATCATAATTAGGCGGTTCAATTAACTTGTTACGCATATGAACGCGCGCGGCTTCGTTCATCATTACGGCAGACTTTTCTTTATCCGTTAACGTACTAAACGGGTTCATAATAATTTTGTCGTCTTCAGCCGCCATGCCCGCAACGTGCGGGTTTGCTTTGAAATACTCATCTTCCCCAGGGTATAGTTGGTCGCGTACGCCTATGCCGTACACACCGTTTGGAAAACCTGCGCTAAGTAATGGCATTGGTGGGTTCCATATCTATAGTTAACCGCTGTTCGGCTTGCTCAAGCGCTGTAATGATACTGATCTGTTGCGTCACATCGACTTGCACTTGTTGCTTGGCCACCCAATCATGTTTGTGTCGCAAGAACTCTAGCGCCATCTTAGCGTCGCCACCAAGCGCTGCGTCGCGCACAACTTGCGACATCTCGGCTTCTGAATCCGCACGGCCTTGCTCAATCGCCATCTCGACCACAGGGTCTAGCTGGCAGAGCTTACGAAACTCCTCGGGCATCATGCCGGCACGGATTGCTAAAGCGTTTTGCGACAACCCTAAACGTGCAGCCTCATAGACGCGCAACAAACGCGACTCGGTGGCGCGGACTTCGCGAGGTGTGAAGTGTAGAGATAGCATTTTGCAATTGTAGGTCATGTAGGCAATTTATTATATAAAAAAATGTTGGTGGCCGTGTTGCAAACATTTTTATAAAAAAATTTTGAGTGTGAACCCTCCGCTAGCTAGGGCTCCCCGCAGGGCCCTACCCCCCCCTCAAGGAATGCTTAATGCCACACGGCCGAGTGCCTGGTCGCAAGCCGGTGGCTCACTAAGTCTTAGCCACTCACTAAGTCTTAGTGGCTCACTAAGTCTTAGGTTGTTGGACAACCTACAAGCTCACTAAGTCTTAGCCATACTCACTAAGTCTTAGCCATACTCACTAAGTCTTAGCCACTAAGATTTAGTGAGTGGCTCACTAAGTCTTAGGACAAATACTCACTAAGTCTTAGGGAAATAGCCAGACTAAGTTATCCTTGAAGGCAATGTGGGCACTTTTAAAGTGCCTTTTTAGGTCGATAGCTTACTGTTTGCGCGTTTGCGTATTTGCGCGACACATATACACCTATATATATATACATTTAAAATTCTAAATGCTATTAGGATATTTTGATTATTACCCTTCAAGTTAACTAACATGTTAATTTTAAAAGGTTTTTGCGTAAGCACTTTGCGCGTTTTAACCCCTAAAATACTACCCAAAACACTACCTTACTGATACCCTAATCGTTGCCCTCATTTAGCAAACCTCACAAAACCTCGCAAAAAGCTTTTTATTTTGCACAATGCTATAAATTCATGTACAATTAAATCTCTCTCAACTAAATTAAGGTAAACAAAATGGACATTCATAGCATATACCACCAGGCGCGCGCAGCTGGATTATTTGCTGCGCAGGCCGCGCAAGTAACACCAATGATAGTCAACGCGCACGCAAACCCTCTCGACGCTAATAGCGAGATAACTCAGTCTTACTTCGTTAGTGACGGCGTTTGTGGCTTTGCTAGTGTCGTCATTAAAAACGTGAAATTTGCCAACGGCCTTAAAAAGATGAACATCGGCCGCAAAAATTACGGCGGTGGTTATTGTATTAGCGTGCACGACTTTAATCAGTCGTTAACGCGCAAGGAAGTTTACGCGCACGCGTTTGCTGACGTGTTACGCGCCAACGGCGTCGACGCGTATGTCGATAGCAGAATGGACTAATCAACCGGCCCGCGCAAGCGGGCCATAACTCAAGGTAAACAAAATGAAAATCACATTAACTGACTACAAAACCGGCGCAGTTATCACGTCGCGCAAAATAACCCCTACTAAATTCGGTTATGTTTATCGTGGCGTACCTAAAACATGGTTTGACGAATTCGAGCAAGCGCTTTACGCGCTTAATAACGGCGAGCCCGCCGGCATACTTGCGGACAATTGGTCCGACGATTACAAAACGCCTATTAACCCTTATATGCGTTTTGCGAGCGAGTTAACCGATGAATAAAATTCACGACGTTATTGCCGCGTTACTTATGTGCCTGGCTTTGCTAGTTGCCTGTTTTCTGTAATGCCACGGCCGCGCTTGCGGCCGATAAACTTCACTAAGGTCTTAAAATGAAAATTACATTACCCTTAAGCGCCATGCGCGCCATGATTCACACCAGCGCTGATGCCGATATACGTTATTACTTAAACGGCGTACACGTTATAGCCACTAAAACGCATACGCGCCTTGAATCGACCAATGGCCACTATTGTGGCATTTTCGTGCACGAAGTAACCGAAGGCGATAATGAGCTTGAAGGCCTGGTTGATTTTATTGTGCCGCTCGACGAAGTCAAAATGTTAAAACCGAGTTCTGCTAAGTCACTTGACGCGTTGACGATCGAATATGACGCGACGACTAAAACCGGCACCTTAAATGTGCTCGCCGGTATGAGCGTGCGTTTTAACGCTATCGACGGGAAATTTCCTGACCTTGAGCGCGTAACACCTAAAACGGCGACTAGCGGCGCGGCCGCACAATTCCAAGTCGAATATTTCGGACAATTTGCTAAGGTTGCCAAGATATTAACGCCCAAGAAAAAGCAAGACGTCAAAATATGGCACAACGGCGACGACGTGGCCCTTATAACCTTGAGCGACGAACCACGCTATTTAGGTTTGCTCATGCCGCTAAATTCGCGCGTCGTGGGCGAGTCTAACGGTTTAGTGGCGTCGCCACGTTTTAACACTCTCAAGTAAACCCTACGGGCCCGCGCAAGCGGGCCATAAACTTCACTAAGGTAGAAAAAAATGCAACGCATAACAGATAAACAACTCAACTCACTTTGTGAGTATCTCAACACCATTACAAACAGCCCGTTAGAGCCCTGGGCCAACGGCCGCGCGGCCGTGGGTAATTATCATATCTCGCACGCGTACGGCGGCGTTTGTTTGATGCGTCACGTTAACGAGTCTGGCGGCGCGACGTGCCCGCTCGGTCATGGCCACGGCACAAAGCGCGAGCTCTACAACGAGATGCACGCATACATCAAGGGTTTAGAGGTGACGATATGATTGAAAACCTAAAAGCAATTGAGCGGTGGGTATTGCCTGAGTCATACGGCGGCGCGCATTGGCCCGAGTATTTTGTTTTTCTCGGCCAACACCGCGATTCTGACGCGCTTGCGCGTTCTAATTTTGAGCAAGGCTTGGCCGCGCTAGGCGGCGAATCCGACACGGTGTTAGTGGTACATGAGCGTCATTGGGCCGTGGGCTGGGTTGAATGGATAGCGGTACACGAAAGCGACACGGCCGCGCTAATTGAGGCCGACGCTATGCTTTGCGCGTTGTCGGATTATCCCGTACTCGACGAAGAACACCATAGTGAACTTGAATACGACGAAGTTTCAGAGCGCTGGACTGGTATGAGCGTGCGCGACAGGATGGAATTATGCGCCAAGCATGGTTTAAGCATATTTGCCGCGCGGCGCGATTATTTGCCGCCTGACGATAGCGGTTCACTTTTTGACAGCTTAAGAGGTTAATTATGAAATATAAAAATGGCCAGCCGGTAGAGCACGGCGATATTGTGCACGTCCGTAACCGCGCCTATACAGTCTATTCAATAGGCGACACGGTTACCCTGCGCTCCATGTGCGAGCGTGGGTATATTAAGCGTGTATTTCCGGCCGATATAGGGGCCTATATCCCCCGCATACACCCAATATTTGCCGGATTGATGCCGCTATGACCTATTCACTAATCGCGGCCGCGCTTGTTATTTTACTTATCCTGGTATTCGACCTCTAAAGGATTTAATCATGCGTTTTTATTCGATCATGTGGCAGGAAGGCAATTATCACTCAACCGCTACCGTGTTAGCTTTTGACAACAAAAAAGCGCGCGCAGCATATCCATTACACTGCGCGCGGCGAGTTGAACCGATTAACGTAAAATCAAAAAATGAGTTTATGCGCGAAGGGTTTCCGGTTTGGTTAATGCTTTGGGATTCGGAAAACCCATCAAAATTTTACGCACGCAAGTAATCCCCACGCAAGCCTTCAGAGCCCGCTTAGGCGGGCTTTTTTATGGGTGTAACACTAGCAAGCGGTGTACCGGCCCGAACTGTCAAACCCTCCGCCATTGTGCGCAGCTCGCTTTTTTTATAACCTACCATCTCGGGGGCACAATAAACTTGCTTTTTAGTGGTCAAGTCACGCGTGGCCAAGCGCCCACAGTCGAACCATTGGCACTCTAGCAAAGCGTGCAATAGCGCGCCTTGGCTGACCTTATAGGTGCCTGGCGCGTTGAGCGAAAGCGTGTCACAGATAACGTGAAAGGGGCTCGCTATCACGCCACCGGCAAACACGCCCACGCGGGCCTTGATTAGGTCGACTAGGTACGATTCATTAGCACTCATACCTTGCTCTACTAGGGTAAGTTTAAATTCAGTCACAGGGGGCGCGGCCGACGGATTGAAGGCCGATACATCACGCGCGGCTAGCCATGCCGCGCAGGCGCTTAAACCACCTCGGGCAAACCATCGCCATATCTCGGAGCTCGCCTCGGGCGTCATGCGGGCGACATTCGAACTCAGAGCAAACCAACGACGGTCCTGACTATCCAAGGTTATTGGGACCGCGTCGTTACTGAACGCGAGCACCAAGCACCTATTGACCATGTCATAAGGTTTTAGGCCCTTACGGTTAATGCTCAGATACTCGGGGGGTGCTGCGATAATTGGCTTTAATTTGTTCGCCAGAGCTCTACGGTCGCGCGCGTCGGGCTCGCGGAGCTCATTCAATATCAGTATTTCAGATTCCAACGCGTAATTAAATTGGCTGTTCATGGTATCCGAGTCTAACAAGCCACGGTTGACCGCGTTCGGGCCGCAAACGGCCTCAATAAACGGGGCCCACATTGTGTCTTTACCTATCCCTTGGGGGCCTTTGTGTAGCACTGCGTGGTTGATCTTGCGCTGGGGGTACTGTAATTTGTACGCCATCACGTTAAAGCAATGCTCAAGCGCCTCGGGCTCGGGCACCAAATGCCGGCAATGGTTAAGCCAGGGGGTTACGTCACCGGCCACGCCCACGGGGCGCGCGTCGCGCCAACGGTTGCCATATACGTCACCACCGCGCGACACTAAAACCGTTTCACCGGCGGCATACGTTATCCCCACCAATGCGGGGGCTCCGTTCTCTTGGCGTAGTTCGTCAAAACTGACTGATGCCTCGACGTGGCGACCGGTACGGATCGACTTACAAGTAATATGACGGTACAAAGCGTTAAACGTGCCGCGCGAGATCTCGCGCCTATCTTGCAAGTCAAAGTACGCGTCATCGGATTGAATGTAGGCAAACCGCCCGAACCACTCGCGCTTCTGTACGCGCCCGAGCTCGCGGTGCTCGATCTCGGTTTGGCGCTTTTTAACGTCATCAGGGTACGCCTCGGTAGGTGCGATAATTGAGTAGGTCTTGGCCATTGTCTTGGCAAGCAGTTCATCGCGCAATCCTGGTGCCGCACTCGGGCCGCCCTGCCCCTCGACCCATTCAAGAAAAATATGGCTATCCAGTTGCAAGCAATGGCTATGCAAACAGCAGTACGCCCGCATCGCGGGGTTATACCGGCCTTGGGGGTTGCCATCGGTATGCTCATGGGCGTTGGGGCAAACAACGCCCGCCCAACCCTCGCTGTTGGGGCGCGAGATGACAAGGCTATTTTCGGCCAACCACGCAAAAATCGTATCGGTGCCGTCGTCGTCAATGTGGATAGGTTTGTAGACCGACTCGACGGGGCCGGATTTGACCCCAAACGCGCTCATGATCTGGGGCAAGCTAAACTCACGCTCTGGGTAAAACTCGGTTAACACCGATTTAAACCCCGCCCGTTCGGGCTTGAGGTTAACGCTGCCTGGTATCCTAAAGTTGCGTACGGCGTTACACGCGCCCTTGTCCGTGAACCCAGCCTCGGCTATCGCCTTGATGGCTGCGCTAAACACCTCATGTGTGGGTTGATCGTCAAGCGCAAACGCGTAGCCCCATTGAAAGTTATCGGGGGAGGTTTCGATCTTCCATGTCGGCTCTAAGGGCGGCGCTTTGGATTTTGTGCCCACGTCATCTAACACTAAGAACGCAACGTGTGTGCAGTTGTGAATACTAGCGCTTGGGCGCTTGCCTAACCTGTCGGTAATGAATGAGGCGGTGTTGCAGTACCACGCCCCACCCTCTTTGTACTCATTAGGGTAGAAGGCTGGCCATGTCGCCTTAATCGTGCCGTCAGCGTGTTGTTCATTTCCAACAGGCTTTTGCTTAACTAATAGACAAGTTTCACCCTCGGGGGCTTTTTTACTGATAAAATCGACGAAGTCCAATGTAATACTCCTTAGTTGTTTAAGCCTCGGCACCCACCGAGGCTTTTTTTTTAGCCTTTACCGTATCTGCTCATTGTGCTGATCTCAACGTCTAGGGGTAGCCCCTGCGCCCACGGCGGGGGCGTACACATGACTTTTCTTAACTCATCTTCGACCTTTTCGGGCTGATCTGTTTCGATAACAATTTCGTCGTGGACGTGTAGGACGACATTATCCAACTGGCGAAGGGCGTAGCGCAAAACGTCGTTGGCGCACGCTTGGGTAATGTTCTCACACGCAAGCCCCCGCCAAAGTCGTGCGCGTGGCCATTCTCTGGCGTCAGCGGCGGGTTTCCATGCTGCTTTGGCGTAACTGATTCCATCTTCTTCTATTTTTGCGAATGGGTAACAGAGGATGCGACCCGAGGGTAAAGCGTACCATAGATGCTGACCATCAAACATATAGGTGACACGCCCTGCGACGATTTCTTTGCTCTTATTTCGCATAGCGATCATGTAGCCGGTTTCTAGCTCTTGCCAATACCTGACGGCCCATTGGTTAGCACGGCGCCAGGCGTCAACCGTGCGCTGCGCGTCCGACTCGGTCATGGTCAACCCGTAGGCTCGACCCATAGCAGAAAACGCGCCTATACCACCACCAAACCCGCACGCAAGAATTGCGACCTTACCGATCTGACGCTGATCAGGGGTAACGTCCGACTCGGGTATCTTATACATGGCAGCGGCTTCACGCACATAAATGTCGCGGCCCGATCGGAACACGTCTAGCACGTCATCGCCTCGGCCTGACAACCACGGGGTCATACGCGCCTCAATCTGACTCCAATCGGCAACGACTAAGGACTTGCCCTTGGCCGGTATGATCGCGGGGCGGAGCATCCCTTTCAGGACGTCTGTGACCCTTTTACCAAACTGGGGAACGATGGGGTGTCCTTGAACCATGCTCGCTCTAACAGACTCGGGCGCTTTGGCGCACTTGCGCGTGAAGTTGTGTACTTGGGCACCGTAGGACGACGCGCGACCTGTTGCGCTGCCTCCCGCAAAGACGAACGCGCCTCGGACTCGAAAGTCCTCCATATCTGCCAGATCGCGTAAACGTGAGAACTTTGCGACCGACGACGCCCATAGATCGTCGGCACATTGGATAACCTGCTCAACGTCGGGCGGTAGGTCTGCCGCGAGTAAGTTTGCGCGAACGCGCTTGTCAATCGAATACTTTCCATCTTCTATCTCCATTAGTTTTAAAGTTTGGGAATCCAACCGTTCTTTGACCCATTCACGCATTTTCGGGCTGCGGACTGACGTGATTTCGCCATTGGTGACGTCTCGGACAATGGACTGAATTTCCTTGAGTTCCGTTGCCGCGTAAAGGATAGCTGCGCGGGCAAGAGGCACGTCCACCAAGACGCCTCGATCGTTGATCCTTTCGTTAATTTGGTAGTCATGTAATTCCTCATCTGATAAAGGTCTAAGGCTTTGGCTGACGGCGCGCATTGCACGGACGTCTTGCTCACAGTATTGCACCATTTCACGCATCAATGCGGGGTCATCTTTAAAGGGCGGCACACACAATGCCCTAATTAACTGCGCGCCGCGGTAATCCTTACGCATACTGGCACCGGCAAAGCGTCCTGCGTCTTCAAGGCTACCAGGCGCACAGTTCGCTCGGGCTTGTGTTGCGGTGCAGTAAAACTGCTCAAGCTCAAAGTTGATCTGTAAGACGTACCAAAAAATCAGGCGCTCAAAGGCTGCGTTGTGGGCGTAGATCAGACCGGTATGGTTGCGTACACGTTGGGGGAAGGGGCCGTTAACCCAAGTCTGTACGTCTTCATCATCGAAGGCGTAACTCATGCACAAGACATCGGTCGTTGCGTCTTGCGCGTAGTTGTACACGCCATGCTTCTTTAGGTCACAATGACTACGCGTTTCAAAGTCAACCCATAGCATATTGCTTACGGATTTTGCCACCCGCCCCTGCGTTAATGACCGCTGCGTTCACCCATATTTTGCTGCCAGTTGACAGACGTCTTATATGACCCCGCCGCAAGTGTTCGCGCGGGCTGCGGTGACTACCTCCCGCGTGGCCGTTGCCGGTGCCCGCTGGGCGGTCAATGGTCAGCACATGGTACTCATCAAAGGGTAACGCACCAAGCGTTTTGCTAGGTTTGCGAATAGGTAATTTTTCGGTGTGTACATTGCTACACGCCAACGCGTTAAGAAAATTAAGTAATGTACTGGCGGCGACCCCCGACAATACCCCCGTAAATTCTTTATGTTCATCTTCCGTTACGTCAAGACGTTGTAAATTAAAACTTACCTCGCCATCCGCGTCATAACGCATAAAATTTGTTTTAGGTAGCGTTACAATTCCAAGAGGCATCCAAAGTTCATCTACGCCTGCCCAAACACATACAACTAACTTTGTTTCAAATTCCACCGCATAGACAACCATTTTTTTTATTTGGGCGTGGATAAGAGCAAATTCTAAAACAATAGATTCATAGGGCAAATGTAATTCGGTAATATCATTAAGTCCTTTTAATTTTGGGTCTTCTATAATTTTGCCGTCTACAGGTAAAGTAAATTTAACGGCTGAATTTAAACCCTTTAGCAGCACATCTAAAGGCATTTTAGGAAATTCTTTTTTGGTGTAATCGCGCCAAGACGATTTGGCATATGATTTTTTAATCTGACGACAAAAATTTAATGGTTCCATTTGACTCTACCTTAGTTTATAGGTGGGGGCGTTGATTTGGCCGTTACTAACTGTGCGCCCAAAGAAAACGCGCGCTTACGGCATCCTCAACCGCCCCCTAACCTTATGCGCCGCGACGACGACGTGCGGGTGGTGCCTCAACAGCAGATGCTACAGGTGAAGTGTCAGGCTCAACTTCAGCCTCCTCACCATCCATTGACACCCAAGACTGAATGTCAAACAACGGTGTGAAGATACGGCCATAAGACTTGTGTTGGTAGTGTTCCTTTTTGAGCAACACCACGGGCACAGGTTTGCTCGGGTCTTTGTCTACGGCCTCTGCGATGGCCACAGCCAAGGTCTGTACGCCACGCTTACCACCCGCTGATGTGGTGGTATACCGCGCTTCCAAACCCTTGTCTTCGCCTGACAAACACTTAATAGACATACCGACTTGCGTTTCCCAACCTTTCTTGGCTTGGGGTGGCGCATCATCAGTTTCAGGCAATGGGTCGCTTACGCTCACCATCTTTTCGCCGAGAACTTCCCCATCACCCCACGCAATATAGCCGTGGACAAACGAGAAAGGATTGACTGCCCACGTCGAACCTTCTTCGACTTCGGTTTGGTCAGCACCAAAGACCCAGTGGCCGGTCTTGTCCATCTTGACGATCACAACACCGGTCGGGCCCACTTCGGCTTGGATAGTACGCAGAGCTGTACTGAGAGACTTTACTTGCGGTAGATTAGCTAAGTTAAACATTTAGAGTACCTTTTAGAGTAGTTTTAGGTTAGCGAGTTGCTTACCTAGGTCGACAAGCGCTGGCCGTGGATCAGACTCCGCAGCCAACGTACTGCCCGAACTGACCGATACAGCAAGGTCAGACGGAAATTTCTTTTTGCCGATTAACTTCTCGGCTTGAGCGACAGAGATTAACTTACTTTCGTAAGCCTTGTCACCCAATAATTCAACTGCGTATTCGTCTTTGATCCATTGACGGGTGCCGCGCTTGGCAACCAACTTCCAACCAGGCACTTTTACATTTTTCTCAAGCATATCATGTGCGAGCACGCGCACACTATCAATCCACTCTTCAAGCAATTCAATCTGCGACAAATAATCGCTTAATTGAGTTGCATCAACACGCGCAAGCGCAGTTTTCAACGCACGATCAACAGCACCGGTGACCATCGGGCAAGTAGGCTTGGCCGCGCACCATCGGCAATGCTCACCACTTGACATCTTAGTGCGTGGGCCGTTAACCGCAGCGATCAAGTCAAATTCAAACTCGGCAATGCGTTTAGGCGTTGTTACCCAACGCTTAATCATCGGCGGTTGGACAATGATGATTTCAATTTCGTCAACATCATCAAACACCCACGCAGTTTCCGGTGTACGCATGGCGGCAGCAGCGTAAAACATCCCTTGGTAATTCTCAGTTGCCTCGACAGCCACGCCGTTGCCAAACTTCCAATCTAAGACAATGGCTCGATTACCAATCCGACCAAGCAAATCAGCACTACCAAACACGCCTGGCAGCAGATCGCCAAAGTTGACGCTACTTTCCACAGCAAATTCCATTTCTTTGGTTGGGTCAATTTCATCCAATGCCGCAAGCGCCACAGCAATCTTATCATCGTACAACTCCTGAGTAAGCGTGATGCCTTCGTGGATCATACCAATGACGTCAGTCGTTTTGCAGTCAAGGATTTGGCTAATGGCGTCGTGTAGCAACGTGCCTTCGTCAGCAAACTTACTAGACGGCAGTTTGGGCATCTTGGCAACCAAGTCAATTGAGGCTGGGCAGTTAATGACGCGCTTGGCGGTCGAGCCGCCGACGATAGTTGAGTGATTCATTTTGACACCTCAATAGCCAACAGGCTTTGTAATTGATCTTCAAGGCGTTGCACTTTAACTTGCGCGTCAGCTTTGACGCCTTGCAATTCTGCGCGTAACGATACGATTTTGTTGTCAATCAACTGGTCGCGGTTGATCAGATCAAACTCGATCGTTGCCGTGCCGATCTTGGTATAGCCATTAGATGCCATGTCAAGGTTCGTAAACGATACGCTATCAACAAGCTGTTCGCCTGTGGCGTTTACTATTTCTTCTGGTGAGAGGCGGCTGTGCTTGGTGAGCCAAGCAATGATGGTAACTTTCATTTTGTGTAGTCCAATTTAGTTTAGAGAGATTTAATTGTACACGATTTTTTGCTTGTGCTATACTTTTTTACATCAAAGGAGAAATAAATGCGAAAACTAGTTTGGTTTAGCTGCGGCGCGGCATCAGCGGTAGCTGCCAAGATGGCTGTCGATAAGTACCCCGACTGCGAGGTGTTGTACTGCGACACGTTGGCTTACGAACACCCCGACAATATGCGCTTTCTGAACGACGTTGCCAAGTGGATCGGTAAAGAAATTAAGTTATTGAAATCAGCCAAGTACGCTGACATTTTTGATGTGTTTGATAAGACAGGCTGGCTGATCGGCGTGGGTGGTGCGCGTTGCACAACTGAACTTAAAAAGAATGTGCGCAAACTGTACGAGCGTCCTGATGACTTGCACATTTTTGGGTTGACCAAAGACGAAGCTGTGCGCATAGACCGCTTTGAAGACCAAAACTCAGACGTCAAAGTCGAGTGGATATTGAACGACACCACTAAGAAAGATTGTTACCGCATCATTCAAGAGGCCGGTATTGAACTGCCTACGATGTACAAGTTGGGATACAACAACAACAATTGCATTGGCTGCGTCAAAGGTCAAGCGGGTTACTGGAACAAGATTCGTGTGGACTTTCCAGAGGCGTTTGACCGCATGGCCAAGCAAGAACGCAAGATGGGCGTGGCGATTAACAAGTCATACGCCGGTGACAAGAAACGCAAACGTGTGTTCTTAGACGAACTAGACCCCAAAGCGGGGCGTGATGTGCCATTGCCAGACATTGAGTGCGGTGCTATTTGCATTACGCCTGAGCAGAAGTTTGAGACGGTGTCGCGCTATGAAGGAATCTGAGGTTGAGCATTATTTTAAATGGGCGGTCGAACGCGCAGGGGGCAAGACGTACAAGTTTACGTCGCCAAGCCACCGAGGCGTAGCTGATCGTATAGCGTGTTTGCCCAATGGGGCGACATGGTTTGTAGAGTTAAAAACCAAGGGGGGTCGATTGTCAGAATTACAAAAAATTTTTGCCGCCGACATGGCTAAATTAAATCAAAACTACACAACACTATGGACTAAGGAACAAGTAGATGCTTACATTACGACCTTATCAGACTGAGGCAGCAGCCTTCCTCGGCACACACGACCGCGCTATGGTATTAGCGCCTGTGGGCGCGGGTAAGACGGCGATTACATTGACCGCTATGCAAGCCTCACCCGTGCGCCGTTGGCTTGTACTAGCGCCCAAGCGGGTCGCCACAAGCGTATGGCCAGCCGAGGCGCGTAAGTGGGCACCCGACCTTGACATAGCCGTGTGCGTGGGTACGCCTATGCAACGCTTACTGGCGCTTAATTCTGACGCGCGCGTTGTGGTAACCAATTACGACAATCTGCAATGGCTGGCTCAAGAGTATTTAGACTTTGACGGGATTGTGTTTGACGAACTGACACGGCTAAAGAACCCCTCGGGCGCACGGTTCAAGGCGCTGCTTAAAGTTATTGAGCCCATGACTGTGCGGTGGGGCCTGACCGGATCGTTTACCTCTAACGGCTTAGAAGACGTATTTGGGCAATGCAAGATCGTTGACCAATCGCTGCTCGGGCGTAGCAAGGGTGCCTTTATGCAGACCTACTTTGTGCTGATAAACCCCGAGTACGGCGAGTGGATGCCAAGGCCACACGCGCTACGCAATGTGATGGAGCGTATCAAACCGGCGACTTACTTGCTTGAGGCAGGTGAGTACGCTGACAAGTTGCCGCCCTGCCACACCGTTGAGATGCGCTGTGACATGGACATGACGCAGTACAAGGAAATGAAGAAAGAGTTTGTGCTGCGCTTTGGTGATGTACAGATCGCCGCAATTAACGCAGGTGTCGTGACAGGCAAACTGCAACAGATGGCGTCAGGCTTTATCTATCACACCGACACATGGGCGGGTGAGAAGAGTTTTATCACCACGTCCACCGGCATCTGGATGAGCCACCACAAGTTTGATTTGTTAGATGATTTACTAGAGGAGAACCAACGTGCCAACACCATCATTGCCTACACCTACAAAGAAGAACTTGCTGAACTCAAGCGCAGATACCCCCACGCCATCACCCTTGACGACGCAAACGCAATTGAGCGCTGGAATGCGGGAAAAGTGGAGTTGCTACTTGTCCACCCCAAGTCAGCAGGCCACGGGCTTAACTTGCAACACGGCGGTTGCCGGATGGTCTTTTTGTCATTGCCTTGGAGTCTTGAACTCTACGAACAGACCGTAGGGCGTATCCACCGCTCGGGGCAACAGCACGACGTGTGGGTCTATGTACTACTCACCGACGATACCGTCGATGAGAAAATTTGGTCAGCGTTGCACGACAAGCGTGCGTTGTCTGACATAGCCTTGGAGGCGTTGAAATGAATCAATATCAAAAAGGTTTTCAAGATTGTAAAGCGCAAGTTAAAAAAGCAATGGTTCCTGCTATTGAGGAAGCCATTCTGATGGAGCGCGAGGCTTGTGCGCGGTTGGTAGAAGAGATGGCCGCTAGAACAGAAGACATTCGCCGCGCGGTGCTTGAAGTGGCTGCGGAGAACATTAGAGCGAGGGTGCAGAAATGAAAGAAGCCCGAGAACTCCAGACGTTGATTGAGCAACTTAACAGCTACATCAAAATTCAAGACGCTAAGATTGATTTTATGCAAAACAAGATGCGTGGGGCTTTGGCTGCCTTACAAACAGGTCACGACATCGACGTAGTCGCTGCGATTCAAATATTGAGGGGATTGGAATGAACGCTTTAGAGATGGGGCTAGAAGCCCTGACAAACCCAAGCACGATTGCAACTATGCACGCAATTTACTTATTGCGTAAGGCTGTAACGCCCTATCTTTATTTTCACCCAAACCTGCTGCAAACCTCAACGTACCCTCAAGAGGGTTACATACCACTTTATAGGCTAGAAAATGAAACTTGAACTATGCCAAGCGCAACTGGCAGCGGCTAAGTCAGCTTTACGGCATCGCCAGAAGATGATGAACGCCGCAACACGCGCGTACAACCGTGTATTTAAAACCGTAATTCAACTGGAGTTAAAAATTGCAGATCACATGGCGAAAGTTAAATGAGAACATGGCCTCGCTTACGGAAGACGAGATCATGGGTATGCTTGAGTATGAACGCACCCATGAACGAAGGGTGAAGATGTTGTTGCGCTTGCATCAGCGGGCGAACTCTTTGCGTGTTGCGCGTGAGCGTATTGAATTGCTTAAAGAGGGGTTGAGGCCATGAGCAAAATTGATTTGATCATTGACGCGTTACTGGTAACACCGCCGTCTGTGTGGTCTGCAAGAAGAGACGAAGCCTTGTTTGCCGCCCGTGAGTTAAAAGCAGACGTCACACAACCCTTGGCTAATAGCCAATTGTACAAACAGATTGTTGAGCGGCTTGCCGAGATCGACGATGACATTGCACGGCTACGTCAACAGCACCTTATGCTGCGGGTGGACATTCAGATGTTATTGGAGAAGCGATGCTTACCGAAATCATGATGTGGGTTTACGCATCAATTGCGTTGATGATTGCCGTCTTGCTTTTTATGCGGTGGGCAAGACCAAAGCCCCTGCCAACATTCCCGCCCGAGTTGATCTGCGATGGGTGTGGTCAAGTGTGTAGTGATCTTTTAGGAGGGTATTGTGAATACTGCGTCAAAAAACTGGCCAAATAACACCAACTACGGCAGCGCCAACTGGACAGGGCGCACGACCCGTGCGCTCCCTCGCTACAACTACGTCTGCCCTTACATCCCGCTATGGCGCAGGGT